CCAATTTCGCCACCCGACGGGCGGCGGCCACCACCGCGCGCGGAAATTATCGGGGCAACTGCCGACGGGCGGCGGCGATGCGGGTTTTTCGGCCGCGCTAAAGTCTCCCGGGGGTAAAGCAAGAAAAGCAGATATGCCAGGGCTCCGCCAGCTTACGCTCGACGACATGAGGCGCGCCGCCGCGGAACGTGTGCGGCTTCGTGTTATGCGACTGAAGCACGAAGGGCCACCGGGAAACGCCGTTCTGTTGCTCGAGGCCGGATGCGCTCTGCTCCGCCGCGGGCTGTGCCCACGCGCGCGCGCGCTTGTGCTTCGGTATGTGTTGGAAGACACACGGCGCCCGTGTATCTTTGGGCGGGATATCCTCGTGGCGCATTTTCAGCAATCGGCGGCCGCGACAACGGCGCGCGCTGAGATGCTCCCTCTGCTTGCCGTCTATCCTGGAACCTTCCGCGCGATGACCAAGGAGCACCGGCAGCGGCTCAAAGTACTCGTCCGGGCGCAAATCCGCGCCCTCGAGCCGTCGGCGTATGGACTCGAACGCGGCCCGATGTCGAGCTTCGGGACGGGCTATAGAGTGCGGCCGGACGACCTCGCGGCGGGTCTCCACGGTGAGAAGATTGTACGCCTTGCACTCGAGAAGACTCCGCGCGCGTCGTTCGTCGGCTCGCTACCTGAACTTTACGAAATCCGCCGCCGCCTTCATGTTGAGCTCCCCCCGCGGTACCTGTTCACGTTCTGAACGGCGCGCCCCGGCGATCCGGTCAATTTCGCCACCCTCCGGCGCGTCGAGTTCCACCGCGTGTCTTAATTATGCCCAGCCCCCGGCTAATCCCTTTTTTTTTGCCCCGACGGGGACGGAAACGCGGAAAAATCGGCCGCGCTAAAGTGTCCCGCAAGCATTGCAACTAAAGCAGAACCAGAAAAAAATGAGCGTCTACCGCCTCGCCGACGTCGCCGCGACTCTCGCCGGCCGTATCGATATCGGTCGCCCTCTCATCGTGTTCAACGAAGAGGACCAGCGCGACGCTCTCGTGGACCACTTCACGCCGTACGTCGTCAACCGCGAACGCGGCGGGCACGAGTTCGCCGAGCACGCGCACAAATCGCGCGCGTTCCTGTGCCTCATCCGTTCTTGGGTCCCTCGTGTCCATGAAAACTCTTCGGGTTGGCTCATCCGCCCGATGTGGCCGACGCTCGGGAGCGAGAGCCAGAACCGCGCCAGGGTCGACCGTCTCGCGGCGTACGCCGACGGCTCCGACGACCACGCGACGCTCGCGGCTCTCGGTGTTCGTGATGCCCTTGTGGCTCGCGCGCGTATCCTCCGGGCTCTGGTTCTCAACGGAGCCGAAGGCCAGCGCCGAATGGCTCAGAGCCTGCCTAAGCCTGACTTCATGAGCGTTCACCAGATGAACCACGTCATAAACGAGATGACGCTTTGCGGCCTATGGCGAAACCTCGAGACCATGCGCGCCATGTGTGAGCTTCGCACGCGTCAGCTCGGCCGTGAGTGCTGCAACGAGTGGCACGCCTGGCGGGCCTATGAGGAGAACTACCACCACGCCGCCGTCGCGTACGTCTGGGCCGTTGGGTACCTGTTCGACACCGTCCCGATGTTTGAAGCTATGCTCGAAGCCGACATGGACGAAGACGACGAGGACGACGAGGACAACGGGCTCGAGGACAACGAGGAGAAATGGCAGACGGTGTCGTGCTGCGATCCGGTCTTTTCGAACGAGTTCACGGGCGACGACTTGAGCGCCGAAGAGTGTTTCATCTGCATGGGCGGCAACGACTTTTGCCGGCTCGGTCGGCTCGACTGTGGCCACGTGTTCGGTGAAGCGTGTCTCCTGCGCTGGTTCGAAGGTCTCGACGCCCAGAACCTCCCGCGTGCGTGTCCGATGTGCCGCCGGTTGCCATATAACGGCGAGGCGTTCGCCTGTCATGTGTGCGTCAAGACGGGATTCGAAGTCCAGCTCTACCACCTAAACGGTCCTTGCCGGTGTGATGCGGTCTATTGCCGCGAGCATCTCCCGGGCCGAGATTACCCGTGCGGAAGCTGCCGCATGCATTACCAAGAATGAACAGCCATGAGGAACTCCCAAAGAACCATTTTTTTTTGACCCCTACGGCCGGCGCAGCCCCCGCGCGGAAAAAAACCCGTATAGAAACCGGGAAAGAGAGGGAGAAAGAAGAACGATGACCGCCCGACGACTTGCCGCCGAAGCTGCCGAGAATCTGAAGAAGTGGACCGCCGAGCCCCCCGCCGGACTCGACGGACGGAGCGCCGCGCGCGGGTCCCTTGCCGGCCTACCGGTCACCACGGCGCGCTGCCCGATCCAGGGCGCCCGGGTTCCTTGCTATCTGCTTGAGTGCTCCCACCACCTGGGACGCGACGCCGCGCACATCATGCTCGAGGAAACGGCGTTTTTTGGTCGTCCGGCCGTGACTTGCCCGGTCTGCTCGGTCGTGCACCCTATCGCGTGCCAGTGCATCGCATGCGACGGCTGGCGCCCGTTTGCCTGGTCCTGCCAACGATGCGCCGCGCCTCATTGTGCCTCGTGTGTCGTTGACGTGTGCGCCGAGTGCTGCGAGCCTTTCGCGTGAGGACCAACCCGCCCCCCGGTCCGTTTTTTTTTCTCCTCCTTCCCTTGGAAAGGACCCCGAAAATCTACAGACGGCGCGACGTCAATCGAATGCCAAGACAAACCAGAGACACGGAACCAGAGAGCGAAATTTTTGAGCGAATGCGCCGGGAAGCGCTCGAGGCCAAGGCACGGAAAGCCCGCGAGAAGTACGCAGACGACGAGGCGCACCGCTTAGAGAAGCAGACGGCCGCGCGTCAACGGTACCGCGACGCCCACCCAGACCACAAGCCCCACCGGCCGCGCGTTGCCGCCACGGTAGCCGGGTCCGTCCTTGGAGCCACCCTCCTCGCCGCGCCCTTCGCCGCCGCTGCTGCAGCCGTGGTGTATTTATCGGGGTAAAATAATTAATGTCCCGCTCGGGGTAAAATATTTTTTTTGCCATTTTGCGGATTCCGGCCAGAAAAAAAATCGTACCCCCCTAAGAAAAAAAGCAGATACCCCAAAAGTAAAATGGCAACCCGCGCCCCCAACGCTCAGGCGGTCAACAAGATCGCTAAGACCGAGACGCTTACGCGTATACGAAATGCGAAGGATGATATCATCGCAATTATCAACCGCCGCCTGCAGCGTGCGAACTACATGCCGGTTACTCCTGACGGCGCTCTGTCTGAAGCCCGTCGTCTCGGGTACCAGGTGATCGTGACGGCTACGTTTAGTCGTGAATCAGACAACTTCGTGCTCGATGCACTCGTCACTCGAGAAGAGGACATCGCGGGATTCTTTGGACGCGGGACGAGTAAGAACCAGACTGCGACGGTGCAGATCGTGCGCCCTCAGCGAGAAATTGTCAATCGTGGCGTTGCTGCTGTAGATGGCGAGATGTCCTTGGACGACATGTACGTCGAGTTATCTAACAGGGTTCTGGAACTCCGTCGCCAGGTTATCGAAATGATAAATCAAGACCGAGAAGATCCGCTCGGTGACGACGCGGCGCTCTCTCTTGCCAATCAGACTGGTTATGCTATCACAGTCGAGATAAGTTATTCGAGTGGAGCATTCGAGGCTACGATTGACGCTCTCACGCGCTCCCTGCGGCTTATGTACCTCGAGTACGTGTACGGCCATCTGGGAGACACGGTTACATCAATCGATGTGAATCTGGTTGTTCCTACGGACGGAGAACGAGCGGCGCAGAGCTTCCAGGAAGGCATTTCAAACTGTCTCCTCGAGCCGATAATCAAGTTGTTCAAGGCCAAGCTCGATGCTGCTAAGACAAAGGATCAGCGCAGCCGGTTCTCGTCCAAGATGAATACTGCAATTGACTTCGAGAGGAAGTACAGGTCTGCAGGAGTTCCGGAGTCGCACATTCAAAAGATTGCAGACGAATTAGGAATCAATATCTACATCGACGCTCCGATCCAGGGAGAGTTCATCCGTGTGTCGTGCACAGGACGCAAGTACGCAGACATGCATTACCTGAATACGCGCATCAATCACGTAGACCAGGTTAACGAGGTGACACTGAAGAACACTGTGTTTGTTACACGCGAAGTTCTCGATGCAAAGGTAGCTGACCTCAGGCGTCATTCGCAGTACTTCGAGTACCAGCGTCACGACAACGTTATTACGTATGTTCGTACACTCGAAGGAACGTTCCGTGTACGCGGTGACCACTCAGACTTCGTGCACGAGCAAGAACGTAAGTACGGCTTCGATAGCGGCAAATTATGCGATGTGCGCGATGCAGAGCTCAGTGACTTCATTCGGTCTGGTGTCAGGTTCAACACACACGTCGACTTCATCGATACGTCTCCGTATGCGCGTATCACAGACGAAGAGATTACGGAGGGAATCCGTGACTACAAGGAAATCGATATGGAAAAGGCATACAAGAACTACTGGCGGTGCAGGTTCTATAACGGCATCGTCGTCAAGATTACGGATTTCCGCCAGACTGACAAGATCGAGGGAGAGGGCTATTACCTGATTACGGACGTCGTGCTGGTAGGCAAGTTCAAAGAGATCGATGCGAAGCTGGGTTATATTTACATGGACGATTGCGTCTACACGAAGCCGGAACTGATGTTCTTGCTCGACCAGGGATGCTCGTTCCGTGTACTTGCCGGAGCATGGGGATCGTCGGTTGACTTCCGATTCGAAGAGGAAGAGTGGAATGAGAAGGAAGGAAACATTAAGCTATACGCAAAATGGGTCGGGAAGAAGTCAGCTCGTTATGACCGCGCGAGCCACTTTATCAGCGGGCCACTCAAGTTCTTGAATCACGTGGCATCTTGCGTGAAAGACGGGACGGCGCGTATCCTTGAGTCTGGTGAGCTTTATGTGACATACGACGCAGAGAGGTCCGACCACTTCGCGCATGGAGCCGGATACATTACAGCTCACACACGGATCCAGGTATACGACCAGCTTCTCGCGATGGAGACAGACAAGGTTATCCGCGTGGCATCAGATGCAATCTATTACATCGACCACGAGTTCCAGATTACCGGCGTGTTCCGCGAACAAAAAGAACTCATGAAGACAAACTTCGCCGGTGCTCACTATGTAGGGGTAGACAGATACAATGGATGCGCTAACGAACTTGCGCCTGCTCGCGTATATAACCAAATCGAGTATCACGAAGGACCAGGTGGGTCTGGCAAGACTCATTACAATCTGCATGATCCTGGCCTCGTCCGCGTGTTATACGTGGCACCAACCCATAAGCTGGCCCGCGCAAAGTACAAGGAAACTGGCGCTCGGTGCGTTGTGCTTGCTCGCTTGTGTAGCCCGAACCCAGAGAAGTGGAGCTCGCTTTCAAAGTATTACAATGTTATTGTAGTGGACGAAGTGTCTATGATGACACTCAACTCGCAGGAAATCATCCTCAAACGATTCCCCAATCATCGGATCCTGTTTTGCGGTGACATGTGCCAGCTCCCGCATTTCGACGGATCTGGAATCAAGACTCCTGGATTTGACCCGTCCAAAGCAACAAAGATCCCACATACCAAGAACTATCGAATCGACGAAGGAGACCATCTGTTGACGCTATTAAACAAGATGCGAGAAAATATTGATGTTCAAGGCTATGCTCGCGAGATTGCGTGCGAGTTCAAGCAGATGGCGGCAAAGCGGCTTGCAGATAGTTACCATGCAGACGACATGATTCTCGCATACGCAAATGCCACGAAGGACCGTATCACGAATGCAATCAAGGAACGCACGGACATCCAGAATAAGTGGATCGTCACAGAGAAGAACGCCAAGTATTGCAACGGAGACATCGTAGTAGGCGCAAAGCCGCAGGCGACATGCGAGATCCGCCATGCATTCACGGTACACTCGGTTCAAGGAGAAACCGTTGAGGGGACGTTGTACTTGTCCAGCGAGGTACTTGTAGACAACAGGCTCGCTTATACCGCGTTCAGCCGAGCGCGCAGATACAGCCAGATTTACATGCTAATTTAAAAAAAATGGGACATGCGAACTTCTTTTTTTTGACTTACGCCATCCCATAAACCATGTGAATCTTGCGGCCGCGTGAAATAAGGTCAGACGTGTAAGGATCCTTTAGTCCCTTTGAGCTCGCGATCGCGTACTTATACACAGACCCTGATTTAGCGGCCTTCTTCATCGGCTTGATCCCATTTGACCTAAGCCAGCGGAGACTCGAGCTCGTCTTCCAGTCCTGTACTGGGAATGTGATTTCGTAAAGGACCGGTGTCCCTCCGCCGGTCATAGGAGCAGGTACACCTGACAGAACTACGGACCCACCCATCGCGCCTCCATTTGGATCACCGGGAGCCCTGCGGATGTTTTTCATCGCATCCATGAGAACGCGGAAGTCTGTACGACCATCAAAAGTACCGCCCATCGCGCCTCCCCTTGCGGCATACGCGGCCTTCGCGTCGGCAAGGAGCTGTTTGTTATCCATTGCCTTCGGCATAGGGTACAGTATGTTGTCGAGACCGTCTCGATCGAAGAAGCCCATGCCACGAAGACGACTAAGGACTCCACCCGTGAAGCTTCTACATCCTCTGCGGCCTCCTACAAGGCCTTCGCCATAAGCCTCTACAGATGGACCTGGGTGGTCGTCTAAAGCTGGTCTGTATGTACCAGGTACAAGTATACGATCAGATGTACTTGGTGTCATACCTTCTTGTTGAATTGAAAGATCACGATCTCCGATAGCTGCTCTCTCTGCGTCTGAAAGAGCAGGTACATAAGGCCTCGCGTATACTTCCTTAAACTTACCCGGGGAGTCCTTGAAAATGTTTTGCATCGGCTTGTTGTACCTGAATCGCTTCTCGACATCGCTTGATATCGGATTAGGATCCGTTCGGAAATTGGCGCTTGGTCTGTACTTCTCTCCTGCTATCTGATACGCAGTTGTACCAGATGCCGTATCTCGGAATAGGTCTTCGTATGCAGGCAGAGGAGGTAAACGGAGGCTTTCAGCTTCTTCTTCCAGTAGACGAGCAGCCTCGGCAGCCGAAATCCCGCTTGATGCGGTTTCTTCTTGTATAGCCTTTTCGATCATTTTGTTCTTCATCTTCAACGCTTGCGCCTGGAGTGCCTTGGCAAGAGGATCCTCATTCATTATTTTTGGACCTTCTTGTGGCCTCGTTTCGGCCTTTGCCAGCTTAGACGCGATGTCTGCGATAGACGCTTTAAGAGGATCAACGAAACGACCTTCCCTCATAAGCGCCTGGGTCTTCTTCAGACGTGTAGCCTGCTCTCTTATCGAGTCTGCTGTAGGCTGAGGAATTCCAGGTGCAGGGCGAGGACGCGGGGGTGGAGGAGGTGGAGCAGGAATGATACGGGCATCGGCTGCTTGCTTAGCGAGAGCCGCTTCTATCTGTGGGCCGTACATAGACCGAGAAGACTGAGCCTTCCTCTCGTTTTCTTCAGCGCGCTCGGCTCTGATTGCTCTTCCGCGTTCTATGGCAGCATCGGCTTCCTCGTTTTGCTGGGCCCTCCTCGCTTTTCGAGTTGCTGCAATACGAGCAGCATTTTCCTTACGGACTTCCTCTTCCTGGTCAGCTGCCTCTTGCCGTTGCCTTTCGACCTCTCTTACTCGAGCTGCCTCTGTATCCGAAATAGGCTTTTTTCGCGGCCGAATCACGAGAGGTTCCTCTTGTACCGCTATCTGCTCAATCGCTCTCTGACCAGCCAATTGCTCCTCACTCAATGGGCGCTGCCTTCCGTATTGGCGGGCCTCTTCAGCGTCAAGTTGTGCGCGTGTGGCTTCATCTGATGCCCGTTTCAGGTCGTCGAATGTTTCTTGAAGCGCTGCAACGACTGGAGGAACGGCGGGTTCTTTTGCTTTTGCTTTTGCTTTTGCTTTCTTCGGGCGCTCACTCGCCGTTTTCGGCTCTTCTTGTTCCTCGATAAACAGATTTCCGAGAACCTTGACGACGGCCTTCTTTACCTCTGGTTCCGCCGACTGTATGGCCCTCATCCCTTCGGGCGTAACGCCATTCAACGAAACGTCGTTCACGAGTCCAAGTGCATGTGTTGTCTGAGCATTGGTCAGAGTTGACACGCCTTCGCTTAGTTCCTTCCTGAGAAACCGGCTTCGCTGTAAAAGTAGCATTCTGTTTTCTGGGGACAAATCTCCATCGAGAGCAGTCTCTATCATCCTAAGCTCGCGGGCTTCTTCGGACTCTTCTTTCTCGTCTGCCGTAACACCAGAGCTGCTGGCGACATTGCTACCCGAAGAAGCAGTGCCTTGTGCATCTTCCCATGCTTGGCGCCTTTCGAGCCTCTCTTCTCTCTTTTTTGCTGCCGCGTTGTAGAGTTTTGCTGCTTCTTGTACACGCTTTCTGTGCTCCTTAGTGTCTCCGGCGGCCTTCGCATCTTCTCCGGCTTGAGCAATACGCGTTGCATTTTTAACCGTTTCTTCGTATTCCTCTTCGATTTGACGCCTTGCGATAGGAGGCTTCTTCGGAACAGCCTTCGGGATCTTTACAGTCGTCTTCCTACCAGGCGTACCAACTACCCTCGGCGCACTTGTTGGTTTCCTGCCTTTCGAAGTAGTAGAAGGTCCAGCCGTGATACGAGGAACCGATGGCCCTTCGAGAGCGGCGATCAAAGACCCGATTGAGCCACTTGCATCCGGGTTGATGTACACGTTCCCGTCTTGAATCGTATACTTCTTGTTTTCTTTCTTTGCTTTCAAAAGAGCGTCGGCGAGTTGGTCAAGCTGGTACTTCGCCTTTCCAAGGACACGATTGCCGATAGCTCCGCGCGATGAATCTGCCATTGCATCTAAAAGTGCCCTTGACTTATACTCGTCGACTCCCTTTACATCACGTGGATAATCACGCTTATACTGAAGCCGTGCTCGCTGAAGAGCCAGCGAGTCCTGGTTTGACCGAGTCACACGAGGGCGGAGAGTAGAGACAACCGGTAGGTCTGAAACACGCGTTCCTAATTTCTTCCTTGGCCTTCCAACTGGGGCCTTAGGTCCAACGGCCTTTTTAACGGCCTTCTTCTTCGGTTTGTCGGCGACCATTTGTTTTTTGCACATATACACAAACGAAAAAAAAATTGGGCGTTATCGCCAATTATTTGCGCTTTCTCCGTCCGCCCATAGCGCCGCCGACAAGGCCAGAACCTTGCGCGCCGGTCATTCCAGCTAATCCAAGTAGTTGTGGCAAAAAGAGCAGTGGTAGGAAACCTCCCTTCTTCTTAGGCTTCTTCTTTGGTGGCATTTTCAGGCCCGTTGATTTCTTTTTTTGTTTTTGTTATTGATGCATACGATTTTTTTTTCAAGCAATGTACAGCGTGATCTGACAATTACCAATTGCAGCCGTATTCACACGGACCTCGACAAGTGACCCAGCCGGTATCGTGTTGGTAGTTGCAGACAGTGTGAGTACGCGGTTTCCGGTAACACTGAAATTGGTCCCAGCGCCAATCGTTGTAAGCGCGGTAGCTGATCCGTTCACGTGAATTGTCGCAGTAGCCGTAGCCGAGGCTGTCGTTGAGTATGCCGCAGCAGCAACAAGTATGCACGAGTAAGGTGTAACAAACCCGTTAGCCGGAGTACCCAGTGTGCTATTGAGAACTGTCGTAGCAAACAGTGCACTTGGCAACTGGTACTGCAACACATTCCCAGCACTCGCATTTCCGCCGAAACTAATCGGGAAGCCTCCGGGAGTCGCCCATGTAGGTACAGTTCCTGTAGTCCTTAACTGATTACCGGCAACAGTACTGATCGCAAGGAAGGTCGTATTTCCTGCCGATGACTGATACGGGATAGACCCACCAAGGCCTCCAGCCAAGTTGGTACATGTGCTAACAGTCGCAGTCAATGTACCTGAAACAGTGAGGTTTGTGGCAGTCAGTGTAGCTGTTCCAGGATTGTACTGAAGCGCAGTGGCCGTTTGAATACTACTGTTTGCCAGTGACGCATTCGAACTCGGTGTAAACGTAATATACCTAACGGCCGGAGCAGTAGTTGCGACAGTCTCGACCGTGTCTGATCCAGATGCCTGTCCATTCATTGTTGTGCATGTCACTGTGTTGCATGTCAGTGTACCAGATCCAGTGATACCATTGCCAATGAACAGTGCCGGTGTGCTCGGTTGCACATAAATCTGTGTAGCGAGAGTAGGACTGAACTGAATATCAGAAACACCGGTAGCAGTAGACGGTGTGAAGCACAGATAACGAGAGCCAGTAGTAGCTGTAGAGGTAGCGGTAACTTGTGTCGCCGAACTCGCGTTTCCAGTCAGTGCGCCGACGAAACTATTGCACGTGATTACTCCGTTACCGCCAACTCCAGCGCCCATAGTGATCGACGGAACACTCGGATTACACGCAATCTTAGTAGCGAGAACATTGTTCATCTGGATTCCTTGATTTCCAGACCCAGGAACAAAACACAAGTATCGCTCGGCTGCTGTCGACGTTGCCGTAGCCGTAACTTGAGTAGCGAAATCTGCCGTTCCATTGAGAGTCGTGCAGTTCACAGTGTTGCATGTAAGGACTCCTGTTCCAGTAGTTCCGTTTCCTATATAAAATGTAACTACAGAAGGGTCCCATGCAAGCTGGCTCGCGAGTGTATTAGTTACCAACGCAAGCGCCGATGCACCAACTGTATTCGTGAACATCAAGTACTTGACTGATGCCGAAACATTGTTCGCAGTCGTAATCGTGCTGGACGTACTCGCAGTCCCGGTCAGATTTGCCGTTACCGTAGTACACGCAAACGTTCCGCCCGTATTTGTCAGAGCGAGCGTATTCGGGTTATAAGTGAGAGCTGATGCATGTGTAAGAAGAGACGAAGTCGATGTTCCGGTTGCCGTATTCGTAAATAGAAGCCTAAATGCAACGGCACTCGTCGTGTTGTTTATCGTAATCGTCGACCCGGATCCAGATGCTCCCTGTGGAATCGTCATGTCGAAGATAGCGGCCGAAGAAGTCCCGACATTGGTCACGGTTGCAGAAGTACCAGGACCTCCTGTAGTCACAGTACCAACGGCGATTGTTGCCGCAGTTCCAGCCGATCCAGGGCTTCCGGCGGGTCCCTGGATTCCTTGGATTCCTTGGATACCCTGTATGCCCTGATCACCTCGAGGAATAGTGAAGTCGAAGATAGCTGCCGAACTCGTGCCGCTATTGATTACGGATGCCAACGTTCCAGCAAGACCTGTCGTAGTCGAACCAGCGCTGATGGTTGCAGCAACTCCAGTTGACCCAATAGGACCCTGGACTCCTTGGATTCCCTGTAAGCCTTGGATACCCTGAATTCCTTGTGGTCCTTGTGGTCCTTCCGCCCCAGCGTCTCCTTGAGGTCCTTGTGGTCCAATGTTACCTTGTATTCCTTGATCTCCTTGCGGTCCTTGGGCTCCTTGCGGTCCTTCGGGACCTACGGCTCCTTGGTTTCCTTGGATTCCTTGGATTCCTTGGTCTCCTTGCAGTCCTTGTTCGCCTTGTGGCCCTTGGACTCCTTGTGGGCCTTCCGGTCCTATGTCTCCTTGAGGGCCTTGTAGGCCTGGAGGCCCCTCTGGTCCTGCCGGTCCTGCATAAAGCACACCGATGAGCAGAGCATGGTTATTAGCAAATCCAGCAAGTCCAGTTCCTCCGCCGTTGACGAACGTGACAGGAAAAGACACATACGATCCCGGTACGTTTACCACAGACTCGGTCAACGTAAAATTCTGGTAGTTTGCGCTCTGATTGCGGTCTTGCACGAGAACAGTCGACCCAACGGTGCATTGCTCAAGGATCCGCTCAACGTCATCACCGGAATCGTCTATGTGGTTAAAGTACAAGAACGTTGCCTGTGTCTGGTCTACTGTGTTCCATCGAATGTAGCCAGTTGTAGGAGGAGGAACTTGGGTCGTAGTCTGTGCCTTGTAGTACAAGATAGAACTCGACGATCCATTTTCACCGGCAGCTCCAGTTTCTCCTTGGATTCCTTGGATACCCTGCGGTCCTTGCGGTCCCTCTGGTCCTTGATTTCCTATCGGTCCTTGGATTCCTTGCGGTCCATCTGGGCCGATAGGTCCTTGGGCGCCTTGCGGTCCTTGTAAGCCGATGTCTCCTTGTATTCCCTGAAGTCCTTGGAGTCCTTGGTCTCCTTGCGGACCTTGAGGTCCTACCGGTCCGAGTGGACCCTGGATTCCTTGTGGACCTTGCGCTCCAGCATTTCCTTGCGCTCCTTGAGGTCCTTGAATTCCAACTGGACCTTGAATCCCTTGCGACCCTTGTGGTCCCGGTGGTCCTACGATTGATGGGAACGTGCCGTTGTAATGGTTTGCGGTAATCGAGTCTACTACTATATCGTTAGCGTCTATGTGACCGAAGACAGGATTCAGCCATCCCTTCGTAGAAACAGATCCACTATTCAGCGACGAGAGATCCATTTTGCAGTATTTTTTTATCATACTATAAAGACAAAAAAATGGGGAATATAGTAACAAGCACGGCTGACATACTCGCCATTATAGGTGGAGCAACCACACTATGTTTAGGTATCTTCGGTGCAGTTAGATACTCGCGATGCAGGACGGTCACTTGTTGCTGGAACGGGTGCATCCTACAAAATGAGCCGCCGCAGGACAAAAAAAAAGAAGAATCATTAGCCGTTCCGCGAACCGATTCCATGACAAGCATAGCCGTAAGCGCTGTCGCCATTTAGCTGATCTGCCGAATGTAGTATTGATAGCGCCTAAAGGTTTCGAAGGCTCCGGTGGCATAGACCCTAAGCGCCAAGATGTCGTTCGATTCGCGCGACAAAGTTGGTATTGGCACAATAGATGTGTCGGTGACTGCATTGACCTTAGAGGACCCAGTCCCATATGCAGTGCCCGTCCACGAAATCTGACACGTAATCGTCGCGTCCGTGAATGCGATTACACGGAATGTGCACCGAAACTCGAACGACTTTGCGCCCAGGACGGAGTCAAACGGAATGTTGATTTCTGTCATAGCATCGGCAATCGAGGACGGCGGTACGAATGCAGGGTATAACTGGAGGGCGCCTGCAAGTGGGTAATTCTCCTCGAGGAATGTTCCTGCCATGTAGATCTCGAACGTGTTGTTGACCTGGAGTTGGCTAGTAGGAATGTAATTACCAGTCACCTGCTGCGTCGTGACATCGGTGTACGTACCCGCGGTGAGATCGTAAATCGGAATAGGAATTCCGGACTGGTACGCGAACGAAGCGCCGCATTGCCTTACCGGAAAACCGGACACAGGATCCTTGAGAAGATATTGCCCGGCGTATGAGGTTTGCGATGTGATCGTCCCAACGACGGGATTTAGCCAACCCTTATCTTCTACGGCCCCGGAGTTTAGCGATTGCAGGTCCATTTTTTTGTTTTTATATTGGTGGCATACGAAAAAAAAATAAAACCTTTTGCCGTTTTTAGGCGATCGTCGTTCCTACGTTTTTACTTGAGCATCTTGGCGAGCTGGGCGCGCGTAACCTTTTTGCCGCCAACCATACGGCCACCGACATTCCCTCCGACATTCCCTCCGACGAGGCCTCGGCCGACAAGACCGGAACCTTGAGGGTTGATGAACGAGTTGATTCCAGTTGCGATAGGAGCAAACTCAGGCGCGACGAACGGGAGAACCTTCGACGCGATGTTGGCGACTGGTCGGATGACAGACATGAACCCCTTCGCGAAGTCGTCGAAGAAGCCGCCTCCATAGAGATCGCCGGAATTCACGTAAGGAGCGGCAGGTTGCATCTTCGACCGAAGGACATCCTCGTTAGTGAGGATACCAACGGTTCGAACGACGTTCTGCTGAGCAATTGTCATAACACCTACGCCGAACACGAGGACACTGAGAGAAACACCGTCCATAGGAAGTAGTTCATACGGCCCATTCGCGGTGGCCCCGGTAGCAGGGCCTGTCTTTACGTTGTTGTAGGTTACAGTCATACGCAAGTTGTACGACCCGCGCAGACCAACGGCCTGGTTAGCACGAAGTGGGATGTCTTCGCCGAAGTTCAAGCATAGAACCGAGCCGCAGTCGCGATTCCACTCTGTCCACGTCAAGTTCGTATTGTTCTTCGCCGCGATGTTGTAAAGGTCAACTGACGTAGCCGCCGCGAGCAGCGAGTCTCGGTTGTCGAACGAGATGTTGACACTCTGGATAGACGCAAACGTATCGGACTTGTACACACTCGCAACGTTGTCCGGTTCGTCGACGAAGATCAGAAGACGCTGCGGAATCGAGTTTAGCTGGATGTTGTTCATGTTGATGGTCCGCTGAATCGCGCCGGCCGTAATCTCACCCGGGACGGTAGTAACGTACAACGTAGGCTCGTAGTACGGGTAGTTGTTGATATCCGGGATGATCTGAAGCGCGTCAGGCGTCAGGAAGTTCATGTAGACGAACGCCGTGGTGGTTTTCGCTGTAATAACAGGGTTGAAGGCAGCCGAGTTAAACGTCTTGATTTTATCGATCGAATACACAGCCGCCGCAAGATCGGCATTGGCTCCGCTACCTCGCCCGCCGAGCTGCATCTGAAGGTTCATCGTCTGGACACCAATCAACCCAGTGTCCTGATCACCTCGGGCGAACAGGAATGGGCTAAGATACAGAGGCTCTCGGACAGTGAAACGGACGCGCGCCAAAACCGGTACATCGTCGTTTTGATACACCGTATTCTCGATAACCTGAATGTCGTAAACAGACGTCCTCGAGGTTTGCAGCGGATTAGCACCACGCTGGGCGAACGGCGACAAGGCGGTGCCGTTAGTCTGGATGTATGTCTGCGCCAAGTCGAGCATCGTAGGGGTCAATCCCTGGTCGATCTCGGACTGAGCAAGACCATTAGCGTATCGCGTAGTCGCGCGCCAGTACTGACCCAGATTCTGCGAAAGCTGATCGTTGTTGATTGATACCTGAAGAGACCGCGTCGCGTTAGCGAGAGGATATGCACGAGGACCGTTGGTGCCGAGCGTCCCGCCCAACGTCGTATTTGGTACCGCATCAGGAGCAATCGTAGCACCGGTCCGAGCGTAGTTGAGAAGGGTAGTCGAGCCTTCAGCAGGGGGGATACCGATAAGAGAAACCTCGAACGTAGCCTCGATGAACACGCGCCGATTCACAAAGACTCGTGTCGACGGAGGATTGAGCGTGAAGTTTAGCTGGTTACCCGCAGACTGACCGCCGTTCGGCTGAAACTTCACGAACCCAGTATCCTGAGGACCATCGAAGATCTGGTAGGTTCGCCGAGCATAGCTATTCACATCAGTACGCGTATCTACGACGCGCTTAGTAGCGAGGGTCTCGACTGTGATCGACATTTCTTTTTTTGGTTTTTACATTACTGTACTACGAAAAAAAAATAAAAGAACCGAGGATCCTAATTTATTTTCGACGGAACATGATTTTTGCAGAGAACACGCCATTCGGGGGAAGCTCGATCTGGTAGGCCGCGCCGGTATAAGAAGTCCACCAGGCCTGGAGAGTAACTTGGTAAATCGCCTCGCGACCACCGAGAGAAATCATCCTATATTCCGCCGTTGGAAGATACTCAATGCGGCTATGCGCCTCCATCGGGTTCTGGTCCTGCGGCAAAATGAAATCCGTGATCATCGGAATCGAGTTCGACGACGTGCTACCGTTTTGACTATAGCCAACGGAACCAGGAATCGACTCTCTTTGGATCGGAAGCGAGTTCGTTGTAAGGTAAATAGTGCGCACAGCCTGCCAATTCGAGATTGACTTCGCCGACTGCTCGAGGTAGACGAGATTGCCAGCAGGATAGTATCCTGGACTCTGTAGAGTAAGCGGAAGCCCGACCCTCGATGTAGCAGCAGTCTGTACGAACTTAGCATTCCACGTGAACAAGAGAACGTCCTTGTTAAGAGGCTCATCCGGTCCGATGATGATCGACGGCAAAGCGTACAGGTACTTGTACGCCACCTCGTTCATGTAAATCGCGAAGTCGTTGTACGTAGTAGCATAGTCAGGAGTAAAGTAGAGCCTGAATAGCTGCGTAATCGGGTCCCACACAAGCTGAGGAGGGAACTGAGGCTTTGACCCACCAATGAGAGGCCATGCCGTGGTAAATAGATCGTTGATCATTTCGGTACCAAGCGCAATGCTCTGAACGAACCCAGTCGGATCGAAGCTCTGAACGTAATACGGACCGTAGTTGATACCAGAGCTACGGAACGTAAACGAAAGCTGCGTATTGTTACCGGCTCCCATCGGGAATAGAGCAACCGGTAGCAAGATCGAGTCTACGTCAAATCGCACAACGGACATCTCCCAATGTTCAGGAACATCGATGACTGGCACAGACCTCCCATCTCGTATGTCAGCGAAAACACGACCGGATGTGTTATTTACCATGGTCGCATTGTAATATACAATATCCTGGCTTCGTCGAATAGTATCGGTCATCGTAGTTTTTTTTGTTTATACATGAGAGATAAAAAAAAAAGAAAATGGATCGGTCTCTGTCAGACAAAGAAATCACATCAAGAAGTGGTATGAAATGCCACTTGTACCGAGACCTTGAGAGGCTGATACAGTTACCTCCGATGCCGTTCTGTCTTCTTTACGAGATGCAGCCATGTACCGGTCACTGGTGCCTTGTTCACGAGACGGTGAATACAGACGGCGTTCCGTGTATCGAGATGTTCGACAGCTACGGTATATTCCCAGACAACGAACTTAACTGGGTTACACCTGATTTCAAGAAAGTATCTGGTCAGCAGCACACACACCTGCTCAGGCTTCTTCTTAACAGCGAGAAGCCCATAGCATACAACAACGTGCGCCTACAAGGAAAGGGTACAAGCACATGCGGACGATGGTGCATCCTAAGACACAAGAACCGTCACATGTCAAACGAGAAGTTCTGCGACGAAGTAAAAAAGGAATGCTCGTCAATGAAAATGAGTCCAGATCAATTCGTCTTTAGCATGATTCCAGACCAATAAAAAAAATCTCGCGAACATCGTCAAGAATCAGTCTTGAGAACATACACCTCGTGCTCGGTCACAACATAATTAGGAATCGTAAGTCCCATGCACGTCCACCTCGACCTCGAGTCGAGTATCCTACGAATCTGCTTAGGCTGCAGACCGGCATAAACCTTGAGATACCGCTGGACGTGATACGCAGACCCGCCGTTGAAGAAGACCACGCGATTAGCCTCGTTCAATAGAACACGCGATCGACTGTAGTCCATCAGCTGATGTGCGAGAGTGATCACATGAATCTCATACTTCCTGCCATTTGCAAGTAGGTCGTTGTTCAAAGACTGTACGGCTCGCTGTAGATCCTTGTCTTGTAGATTGTCCGTATCATCGAATACAACGAGCGATTGCGTTAGGTCTGTAAGCGACGGAGGCTTCTCGAGAAACGTCTCGTCGAGCGGAATCTGGTTGATCGGGAGAATCTTGTACGCCTTCTCTTCCTCGTGCGTAGAGATTAGAAACACATTTCGCTTAGGATACATCTCCGTGTATTCTCGGATGTACTGCGCGGTGAACGTCGACTTGCCGGACCCAGACTTACCGGCTACAAACACGCGCTCTGAATTCTTGGAAGGGTACACACACAATGTCTCTCCGTCGGTCCTGTATTCGTAACGGTTCTTGCGGTCGTACGCGGCACGAAGAAATTCCATATGCTCGTCGAGTCCGGGAGGATAGTCCGTGCGATCATCAAGTAGGGCCGTACGGATGGCCTTTCGGTGCGCAGCAGAGATAGGCTTTTTCGACGGAGCAAGCTCATTGTTTCCAAAAAGCTCGAGAGGGTCTTGCTTAAGCTCCGATAAGCCTGTGTCCTCGGTGATGAATACCTTCTTTCCCTCATCTTTACCTGTACAGATTACAGCAACAGGATTTCCTTTTTTCAGGGATATCATCCAGGTTTTACTACCCATAAAAGAAGATTTTTTTTTTGTTTCTCGGAAAATGAAACAACTCTTTTTACTTGTAATTGCTCAGCGTCGCCCTGACCCATTGGTCGTAGAACCCTGCGTACTCGGCCTTCTGCCTCTCCTTCCTGGCATCATCGTTCGATGGAACATATTGGTTCGGGTACCAGTCGAGTGGAGGAACTTGGTTGGCCTTAGCCGATTGGTCAAGCGAAAGAGGAATCTGGACGAACCCAGAGTCGTCATCGATTGCACCTCCACGGCGTCCTACGGAAACTCCTTCGAACGACTGAAGCTTCTTCCCTTTCGACAAGTCGTACATCGCACCACCGTACATGTCCTGATGAGACATCTGCGAATACATCCTAAATAGGACAGCCGGGCTTATAGCAGTTTGCACCTGAATCGTCGTCATTTTGGGGTCTTTTTTGTTATCTACTAAGTTCTACGAAAAAAAATGTAACGACCATTAATAAAATGCAGATCATCGGATCGAAGGCAGACGTGTTCAATGGAAAGGCAACTCGCACGAGCGGAAACCTTACACGCGAAGATCTGATGATCAACCGACGAAACAAAATAGTCAGTCGCAAGGCTTACCAGGCCGCGCTCAATCGATACGAATCAAGAAAGAAAGACCTAATCAACTCGGCTCGAGAAGGAAAGAGAAAATCTGGCGTCTCAGCGATCTCATCCTACGTTAATTTACACCAACCGTTCTGCGGCATCGTCAACGCAAAGCAAGCTGCGTGCAAGATACTCTCCGACGAGCAGCGCCTCAAGCTTATAAAGGCACGACTCGAAATTATTTTCTAAGACATACAACGAAAAAATGCCATACGATTGGATGCCCGTAGAACTTGTTGAAAGCATAGTTCCAACACTCATAGAGAACGGCGTAAGTGAAGTGGCAAGAAGCTCACGGGGATTCATTACCGCTTACTCTCGCTTCAGAACACCAATGCGCATGGCGATAGAGTTCGTACCAGGCGAACGTGTCACATGGGCACAGAAAAGAGAGCTCTTTATTCGACGAACTCTCGCCACCTACAAGAAAAACCCGTCTTATAGACGGGCTCTGTCGCTTATGGCATGGGCTTTCATGCCAAAAGACTACAGACCGAGCGACGCCTTCAAGTTGCAGTCACAAATCGTTACAGGAAAATGAAAGAAAATTTGAAAATACAATGGACGAGGCTCGTCATACGAAGATATCGCCGGAAAATTAGTTTACGTAAGGAGGCTGACTGTGCTTCCTCTCTCTATAAGT